TCACCAGCATTTACAGAAGCACAAGTAACTAAAGTTGCCGCTAGCGAAGGCGAAGCGGATGCAACAATCCAACCAACTACGGAAAGTGAGGCACAAGTGGACAACACCACCGAGCCAACAGCAGTACCAGTGGTAGAGGTTGCTCCAGTAGAGGCTGCACGCCCAACAATCAGTGCATCATTCTATACAGAGCCTCGCTCACCAATTAGAACACAAGCTCACATGCTAGAACACAGCATTAAAGCAAAATTAGGTAACCATGAGTCAGCAACATGGGTAATGAAAGCAGAAGCAGACGTTGCTAAATATTTAACTGCAGCAGATGATTCATTTACTACCAACCCAGCATTTAGCCCAACACAATTCGTACCTACAGTAGTAGATACACTTATTGGATCACGCCCAGCAGTAGACGCAATTGGTTCACGTGCGCTACCAGCTGCAGGTATGACAATTTCAGTACCTAAGATCACTACTTCAGGTACAGTTGCAGAAACTGCAGAAGCAGCAGCACCTTCAGAGACAGGTATCGTATCTTCATACGTAAACCTAACTGTTAAGAAGTATGCTGGACTACAACGCTACAGCTTAGAAATCTTAGAGCGCAGCTCACCAGAGTTCTTTGCAGCCATGATCGATAACATGACACGTGCTTATAACAAAGCAACCGATGCAGCAGTTATTGCAGCATTAACAGCAGGCGGCACACAAGCTACAGGAGTAGCAGCAGATTCAGCAGGAATTATTTCCTACGTATCTACACAAGCACCAGCTGCATACCTTGCAACAGGTGAGTTAGCAACACGTTACATCGCTGGTACATCACAGTGGTCACTACTATTAGGCGCAACAGATACAACTGGTCGCCCAATTTACAACGCTGCTAATCCAATGAACAATGCAGGAGCTGCACAACCAACATCACTACGTGGTAACGTATTAGGTCTAGATCTATACGTAGATCCAAACGCAGTGTCAACAACTATCGATGAATCTGCATTTATTGTAGTTCCATCTTCAGTATCAATTTACGAGTCACCAATTCTAAGACTATCTGTAAATCAGCCAGCAACTGGCGAGATCGAAACAGCACTATATGGCTACATGGCCGTTGGTGTATTAGTCGCTGGTGGAGTTCGTCGCTTCAACCTAAGCTAATAACTTAGTAATTTAATAATCCCTAGGGTTTAGTAGCCCTAGCCCTAGGGAGCTTTTTAAGAGAGGACACTATGGCCGCTGCGATGGTAACAATGGCAGAGTTACGCAGTAATTTAGGTATTGGCACTTTATACAGTGACGCTACAGTGGAAGAGTGCTGCCAATCGGCAGAAGATTTAATACAGGGTTATTTATGGCATAACGATGCCCCAGTAGTAGCTTCATCTATTAGCAATAACGTAGCAACTTTAGTATTATCAAATCCTGGCATATTTACTACAGGTCAATCAATAACAGTGTCTAATTGTGGTGCAACGTATAACGGCACATACACATTAACAGGATCATTTCCAGGTACTACAGTGCCTGCTTCAATCGGCACAATGTTTTGGAGTACATACGCACTTAGTTCATACCCTAACGGCTACAGCTTTATTCAATACGCAAAGACAGCTGCAAATGACAACTTCCATTTTATTAAACCATACGGCCGAGCCCTTGGCCCAGAGCATAAAGCACAGGCTTACACTGCGACCCCTGCCATAAGAGAGGCTGCGATGATCGTAGCTGTAGACATCTGGCAAGCACGTCAAGTTAGTCAGACTGGTGGGGTAGGTATGGATGGGATCACTGCAAGCCCATATCGGATGGGTTATCAGCTGATTAACAGAGTGCGTGGTCTCATCCAACCGTATTCTAATCCTAATTCACTGGTCGGATAATGCCAGCAGCAATAACCACATTACGTGGCACACTAGCAACAGACCTAGCCAATGCAGGCGTGTGGTCTACTTTTGCTTATCCACCTGCAACTCTATTGGCTAACAGCGTAGTAATTACACCTAGCGATCCTTACATCGTGCCATCTAATAATGATTATACAAGTATTGCACCTTTGGCTAATTTTAAAGTTTTAATAACCGCACCTGCATTTGACAATCAAGGCAACCTAGCAGGCATAGAAGATTTTATTGTGGCAGTAGTAACTAAACTGAATGCATCATCTTTGGTGCTAAACATATCAAGTGTCTCCGCTCCAGCTATTACTAATGCAGCTAGTGGAGATTTATTAACGTCAGAAATAACAGTATCAATCCTAACGAGCTGGAGCTAAAATGAGTCTAACACCAGAAGATTTAGCCTTCTTGAAGAAGATAGGTCAGATCGAAGAAGCACCAAAACCTGCACAAACTAAAGAGAAGGATAAGGAGTAATAATGGCAATTTTCTTAAACAATACAGCTGTAGTAACTTTTAACAGCGTTGATCTATCAGCGTATGTAACAGCTGTAACTATTAACCAAGCATTTGACGAGCTAGAAGTCACTGCTATGGGCGATACTGCACACAAGTTTGCTAAAGGACTAGAGGCATCAACAATTACTCTAGACTTCCTTAACGACAATGCTGCAGCAACTGTAATTCCAACACTTCGTGCTGCCTACGGTACTACTGTACCTGTGACAATCAAGCAAGCAAGTGGTGCAACATCTGCTACAAATCCGCTTTACAGCACCACCGTTTTAGTGAATAATCTACAAAACATTAACGGTGCTGTTGGCGATATCTCATCACAAAGCATCACATTTACCTGCAACAGCGTAATATCTGTAGCAGTAGCATAAGGAGCAATAATGGCAAAGCTAAAGATAACAAGGGCTAATGGCGAGGTAACAGAACATAAGATCACGCCAGGTGTCGAGTACGCTTTCGAGTTAAAGTACGGCGCAGGAATTAGTAAAGTCCTACGTGACCACGAACGACAAACCGAGATTTATTTCTTGGCTCATGAGTGCTTACGTAGGGCTAACGTTACTGTACCTGTATTCGGTATTGAGTTTATTGACAGCCTAGAAACTGTCGAGGTATTAGACGAAGAAAAAAAATAGTACAGCGTGACTCTACGCTCTATTTGATAGCAAACTTATCTGTAGAGCTAGGGATCGCGCCTAGCGAGTTCATTAACATGGATCAAGAAATGCTAAAGGCTATTGTGCAAGTCTTACAAGATAGAGCAAAGGAGATCAAAAATGCCAGTAGAGGTCGTAGGCGTTAAAGATGTCCTAAAAGGTTTAGAGTTTATTGATGAAGATATGCGCCAAAGAATTAGGACTGCTATTGATCCTTTAATGCGTGGGGTAGCAAGTAAGGCTAAAGGATTTGTGCCAGATAACGGCAGCGTATTATCAGGCTGGAGTAAACAAAGTAACCCAGCAATTAACTTTAAGCCATTTCCAAAGTATGACGCTGCTACTGTTAAATCTGGTATTGGATATAACGCAGGTGAAAATCAAACATTTAGAAACGGATTTAAGATAAGCAACTACGTGTATAACGTAAGTGCAGCTGGTCGTATCTATGAGACTGCAGGTCGCAATAACCCACAAGGACGTGCGCCATTCCAACAGATAAACCCTGGTACACCTAACTCACCAGTTGGTGCAGTGCAAGGATTTGAGGGCACTAGAAGAGCTAGAGAATATACTTATAATAAATCTACTAGAGAATACTCATCTAACAATCCGTTTGCAGGTTATCAGTTTGTAACATCTATGCCAGGACTTACATCACAGCCTAGAATTAAAGGGGTACGAGGCGGCACTGGTAAAAAGACAAAAGGCAGACTTATATTCAAGGCGTGGTCTCAGGATAGTTCTAAAGTTTATGATGCAATACTGCAAGCAATAAATTCTACAGCTATACAATTTAACAAATCTACAGAGATTAAGAAGGCAGCCTAATGGCCAATGTAGTCGTCTCGGCTATTGCTACCTTTAATGGCAAGGCACTAAAAAAAGGTCAGAAGGATATATCAGCCTTTGATAAGCAAGCACAAAAACTAGGCAGGACTTTTAGTCGTGTTTTTGCTACCACAGCATTAGTTGCATTTAGTAAGAAGGCTATAAACGCGTTTGCAGCTGATGAGAAGGCCGCTAAATCACTTGCGGTACAACTAGAAAATACAGGAAACGCATTTAGGGTCAATGAAGTAGAATCGTATATTGCAGGTTTGCAAAGTTTATATGGCGTATTAGACGATCAATTACGCCCAGCATTCCAGACTTTATTAAACGCTACTGGATCAGTAACTCTTAGCCAGCAAGCATTAGAGACCGCACTAAATGTAAGTGCCGGCACAGGTAAAGATTTAGCCACAGTTGTAGCAGCTATAGCCAAAGGCGCATCCGGTACTACTACATCTATAGCAAGACTAGGCACAGGGTTAGATAAAGCAACAATAGCCACTGGCGATATGAATAAAATTATGGCTGCCCTTGATGCCAAGTTTGCTGGACAAGCACAAGCGAGATTATCTACCTATGCAGGCAAAATGGATTTATTAAAAGTAGCTGCTGCAGATGCCACAGAAATTATTGGTAAAGGTTTAATTGATGCTATAAGTGCAATAGGCAAGGATAATTCAATACAAGACGCTGCCGATTCTATGAATAATTTTGCTTTGGCAATTGCTGATACCACCAAAGGAATGGGTCAGTTAATTGCTGAAATAAAGAAAATGGCAGAGAGTGATGTTGGTAAGTTTTTATTAGGTATTACGGCTTTATTAACTTTAGGCAAAAAGACGTTAATTGCTGGTACTTTAGGTTTAATTGCTTATGATATTGGCAAAAGTCAGAAATCTTCTGCCAGCAATATGGGTGGCTATTCAGGCATACCTTTACAAAAAGCCGAAAACAAAGCTATAAAAGATGCAGTAACTTACCGTAAATTAGAAAACGATTTATTAAAGAAAAAGACTGCCGTAGATCAATTACGAGATAAGTTTGATGTAGAGCGTATAGGCCTAATGGCTGCACTTAACGCTGCAACAGATGAAGAGACTAAGTTACGCATTAAGGCGCAGATAGCCATATTAGATAATAACGAGGCTATGGCTAAGAAAATACTAGCTGAATTGGCAGCAGCTGAGGCTGCTAAAAAGTTTGCAGATAACTTTGATTTTGCATTAAATGCTGTTAAAACAATGACTTCTAAGATAAATGCGTTTATTGCAAGTATGGGAGTCACGCCACCATCTACAAGCGCAGCACCTACCTATTCTTATGCCCTATCTACAGCCCAAGCAACTAATGAGAAAATAGCTGCATTTGAAAACAAAGTTGCACTGGAATCTACACGAGAATTAAACTCACGACTAAATGAGTTTTTAAGTCAGAACAATGTTCAGCGTTCTTCTTCACAAGCCCCTATGGATATTAAAGTAACTGTAGACGCAGGTGGCGATAGGCTTAGCCAGGCTATAGCAGAGAGCATACAGATAGCAACTAGATCAGGTTACTCATCAGTACCTAATGGCTTTATCGCATGACCTTACCAGTAATAAATGCAGTAATTAACTTTAGTACTGGCCCTAGTTTTGCTCAAGCCTTTATTTTGGATGAAGGTATATTGGGAACTAATATATTATCTGATTCAACAGCTGTAATTGTAGATGTGTCAAATCAAATTAATCGTATAGAAACTAACCGAGGCCGTACTGCACTATCAGATCAATTCCAGACAGGCGCACTTACTTTACGTATAGTAGATCAGAATGGCGATTTTAACCCACAGAATGTAAGTGGCCCATATTATGAATTATTAACACCTATGAAGAAGGTGCAGATTACTGCTACTTATGGCAGCGTTACTTATCCTATATTCTCAGGATTTATTACAAGCTATGTAACTACATACCCAGACGATTCTGGTGAAGATTTAGCCATGACAACTATACAAGCTGTAGATGCATTTAGATTAGCCCAATTAGCACAGATCAGCACAGTAACTGGTGCTACTGCTGGCGATTTAGCAGGCACACGCATAAACGAGATATTAGACCAAATCTCATGGCCAGCAACTATGCGTGATGTAGATGCAGGACTCACTACTATGCAGGCAGACCCAGGCACTAACCGCACGGCTTTATCAGCTTTAACTACTGTAGCCACATCCGAATATGGTGCTTTATATGTAGATGCTAGTGGATCGTTTGTATTTCAAGACAGAGCTGTTACGGCAGGTTCTATTGGCGGCACACCTACAGTGTTTGCAGACAATGGCACGGGTATAGTTTATTTTGATGCTAGTTGGATTCTTAATGATGTATTAGTATTTAACAAAGCTACTATTACTAGAGCATCTGGTAGCCCACAGGTAGCATTAAATCAAGCGAGCATAGACAAGTATTTTTTACATAGTTACTTTCAAGACAACCTACTTATGCAGACCGATGCAGTAGCTTTAGATTATGCCCAGGCTTATGTAGCCAGTAGAGCTGAGACCAGTATACGAGTAGATGCCATAGTCCTAGACTTGTACACACCTAATTACAATACGGGCATAATTGCAGCCTTAGAACTAGATTTTTTTGATCCAATAAAGGTGGTTACTACACAGCCAGGCGGATCTACCCTAGAAAAAACTCTACAGATTTTTGGTGTCAGAATGAATATAACACCGAATAGTTGGAAAACCACGTTCACGACATTAGAGCCAGTCATAGACGCATTTATCCTAAATGATACGATTTATGGCACTTTAGACTATAATGTCCTAAGTTACTAGGGAGTACAAATGGCAGCAGGATTAGGTTTTAAGGACTTTGTTACAGGCGAGGTATTAACCGCAGCCGATGTAGATGGTTATTTAATGCAAGGCACTTGGGTATTTGCTAATGCCGCTGCAAGAACAGCTGCAGTAACTTCACCACAAGAAGGCAATATGTCTTACTTAAAAGACACAAATTCAACAGAGTATTATTCAGGTAGCGCATGGGTAGCCGTTGCTGGTGCTAGTGGTGGAATGACTTTAATTAGTACCACTTCATTAACTGGTTCATCTGTAACACTTTCATCAATACCACAAACTTACAAAAATCTTCAATTAGTGGTTAGAGATTTTTATCCTGCTACGTCTGGAACTTCAATAGGAATTAAAATCAATGCAGATTCAGGTAGTAATTATTCAATCGTTAAAACAAGGACTTCATCAACTTCTGTTTCAGGTGGTACAGGAACTATTATAAGTCTTAATGATAATACAACCGAGTCAGGAAATGCTGATACAAATAACAGCGCAGTATTTAATTTTTATGACTACACTCAAACTTTAAGACAAGTTTTTGATGGTTTGTTGATTTACAATACGACAGGTGCAGTAGCAGTAACAACTAAAATAGATGGAAGTTATATTCCAAGCACATCGGCAGCAGTAACATCACTTGTAATTGGGCCAGTAACTGGCAATTTTGGTGGCGGAACAGCCCTACTTTACGGAGTATCATAAAATGACTAAATTAACACCACAAGTCAAAATCGTTAATTGCGAAACTGGCGAGGAAATTGTTAGAGATGCAAACGCTGAGGAAATTGCTCAAATGAAAATTGATGCGGATAATGCAGCAACAGCAAAAACCGAAGCCGAAGCAAAGGAAGCCCAACGCCAAGCAATTCTTGATCGCATTGGTTTAACTGCTGATGATTTAAGGGCTTTAGGTTTATAGCACAATCTTGAGGAAGTGTGGCAAATGAAACCATGGCTATGTGCAGCTGGTGTGCAATTAAGAAATCAAATTGATACCTGGTACCCAGATCGTCGCTCTACCTCTGATGGGTGGTTGGGTGATGCTCGTCATTCCGCCACAAAATCGGATCATAATCCAGATGCAGACGGGTGTGTACGAGCCATTGATGTTGATTCTCGCTTGGATTCATCCGAA